ACCGTTGGGGGCTACAACTTCCCAAGCATCACCAGTCCATTGTAGCTTATTAGGGTAGGGCACAGGTGGCTTTTCTGGTGCTGCGATGTAGCCAGCCAGAGCAATCTCTTCCTCTGTAAAGGTGCTCTTGTCTGTACGTGATCCGCCACTTGGGAAAGTGATCTTGTTAGGAAGAGGCGCAGGATAAGCACCGAACTTAGAATATAGTGTCATGCTGTTACCTCTAGATATACGTTAAGTGTACCTATGTTTGCACCCGTTCTTGCCTCTGAGAATGTAAGGGTAGGGCTTCCACCAAGAACTACCTCTGGGCTTCTTAGCCAAAAGTTGTACCCATTTACATCCCCCGGAGAAGACGCCTCTGCGTAGACATAGTAGGTGCCATCTGCAGCGTCAGCTCTACCAGTGTTGCCAGAGGGGGTTCCGCCCTGATCTACTTGCCAAAGCCCACGGTTGTCTTGTTCTACAGCCAAGTTAACCCAGCTAACACCAGCATACGTACCGGAATCTGTACTGCTAGTCTGGAAGCTGTGGGTTTCATTCTCAAAACTATAGACGTTGCCATCTAAGTTGATATTATCTAACTGCATGTCTGCAGCAAACCCACCACCATTTGTAGCTTGGAAGACCAGCCTTACTGTAGCACCTGCGTAAGCTGAGATATCTACAGTCTGAGGGGTCCATGCATCATTCTGACCAGATACAGTGAACAGTACATCAGAAAGACCTAGAGGGACGCTTGTCCCAGAGTCGCTACTTTTAGGGAACATAGCTGTAGATGCTAGAGTCCAGACACCACCAGCTTTACTGTAGTCAAAGTCTTGCACTGTTGCAGGAGGAGTGGCAGGAGCACTATCGCTCTTGAGTACATCCCACTTGTTCTTGTACCTCTGCCAGCCCTTAAAGTAACCACCAAAACGACTTCTGCTCATGAGATCACATCCAAATGTACGTCTAGGGTTCCAATGTTGCCACCATTACGAGCTTCAAAGAAGGTCAGAGTAGGTGACCCGCTAAGAGTAACCTCTGGGCTACGTAACCAGAAGTTATAGCCTAATACGTTAGCTGGGGCTGAGGTTTCTGCGTAGATGTAGTAGTTACCATCAGCGGCGTCAGTACGACCTGTGTTGTTAGAGGGGGTTCCACCCGTGTCTACTTGCCAGTAGCCGTCTACGTTACTCTGGTTTGCAACAGTAGCCCAAGTAACACCCGCATATGTGGGGCTGTCATCAGCAGTGCTAGTCTCAAAACCTTCGGTAGTATTACTCAGTTCAAAGGTATAAAAGTTGCCATCAAACGAAATGGCGTCTAGCTGAATGTCACCCTCAAAACCGTCACCGTTTTGGTACCTAAACACAAGCCGTGCAGTTGCACCTGCATAAGCTGAAATATCTACAGTTTGTTGTGTCCAAGCATTATTAGTGCCAGAAATAGTAAAAAGTGAAGGACTAAGGCCTAATTCGTAGTTACCTCCCCCACCGCCACCAGTGACGATAGAATCAAGAACACCTGTGACATCCCAGATGCCAGAGTTTTTCTTGTTAGCTGGAGGACCACCAGCGGTACCTTCAAATGTAACAGCAACAGCGGCATCGTTGTTGTTATTGTCTCCGACATTTATCTCGAAGGTAGTCAGAGTGCCATCAGTTAAACCATCAGCGCCTGCCATAGCACCATTGGTATGGTCTGGGGTGGTTGTGATACCATCAAAACGAAGGGTTAAGTTAGCACTTACAGCACCGGGGTCTTCTGGACCACCACCACCAGCAGCATTGGCGTTTACTAAAATAGCAAAACCGTTTGCGTCTGTGTTTAAGTTAAAGGTGTTTGGTCCTGCGTCTTGGCCTTGACCCCCCACCCCTGCACTATCGACTGGCGTAGGTGAAGCTAGCCCAGTAGCAGACCATACACCTAAGTAGTGAGAATCTGCAGTTCCGTTCAAGGTTACTACAACGTCCCCAGTTGTACCTGTAGGGACAGCAGCTATGGCTATACCTGCAGTAGTGTTACCATCACCCTGTTGCACCAGTATCGTAGCGGACACACCACCGATAGTTACTGAGTTAATAGTACGACTGTCGTTACGTGTACCATATCCAACAATAATGTAACGGTCTGATGCCTCCGCCCCAAAGTCTACATTAGAAAAAGTAACAGGGTTTTGTGGGCCACTTTCGTCTACGTAGTTGTCTAAGTAGGTAAGGACTGTACCTGAACCACCGCCAGCACTAGGGTAGGTTTCTTCAGAGTTGAAGTCCAGCGTCACCCCAATCATCCCGCCATTTCGGAAGTACGGAGTAAGTAGCATTAGACACCATCATCCAGAATCTCGTAAGAGCAGATACCCTGCAGGTCACCGTTAGCACTTGCGGTAAGACGCAGAGAGTCACCCTCTTCCAAGTACAAACCAATTTCCTTGGAGATAACTACAAGAGAAGCATCAGCAGGCACAGTGATTGTGCTAGCAATACGATAAGCAGTAGATGCACGGAAAAAGTCTACAGTGATATCTGCGGCATTGGTCCCATCAATGTTGGAAACAACAAGAGAGTTAATCTTGTAGACTTTATCCGAAGCAGCACTGTTGGTAGTGATAGCTGTAGCTGTAGTGGTGACAGACATTACATCCGTCTTACCAGTCATGCTGTTTGTTAGAACTACGTTAGGCGCTGCCATTTTATTTCCTATCTAAATACTAAAGAAAAGGCCAGTGCTTTTCTTGACTCTGCCAGAAGTACGGCTTCATCGTCTGTTGTTAAAACATCCTCAGCCGCAACAGTGTTGTATATAACGGCTGAACCACTGAGGTTAATAGCACTACCCGCATTACTGCTTTCAGTAGGGCCTCTGGTGATAGTCCCCGCATTGTAAATACCAACGCCTATCTCCCAGCTATTCCCATCTTCAAGCACATAACGTACAAGATCGAGGTCAGAAATACCTGCAGCAGTAAAAGTTTGAAAGCCATCAACGGCGGAACCGAGAGTTATAGTCCCAGTCCCAACCGTTGATGTGTTGACTTTAGCTCTGTTACCGTAAGTAGGCATCAGTCAGAATCCTTATTATACAGGATCAGGAATACCAATCGCTACAGACGACAGGGTAAAAGTATTGCCAGAGGTCACAGCTTGCGAAGCAGTCAGCGAACCAGTGGCCAACAAGCGGCTATTGCCTGTGTCTACAATAGCGTAGTGAGTAGCAGTGCCAGTGCCAGTCACCGAACCATCAGTGATAGCGGCTACAACAACCTCACGGCCACCGCCTGTACGATCCTGAGGTGTGCCGATGCTAAGACTGGTGCTATTGCCTAGAGTAAGTGTAGAGGTAGCATCTGCATAAGAAGCTGCCTCCGAGGAAGTGATATGAATTGCGTTTGCTTCTGTGTCCAGTACAGTCAGACCATTGTCAAACACACGATCATTCAAAGTTGCCATTTAGATCTCCATGGGATTAAGAAATGCGGATAATCGCATTGTTGATGTCTGCTGCAGGAAAGGTAACAATAAAGTCACCAGAAATAGAAACTGTTGTGTCAAAAGATAAAACACAAATAGCCCTATTACCTTTGCTGGCATTATATAGTATACAGCCATCAGAGGAAAGGGTTACACTTGGAAAAGTTTCATCTGCTATATCAACATAAGAGGTAGAGCCGCTTTGTGTAATAGTAACAGAGTCTAATGCTTGACCACCTGTTTGGTAATTTGAACCCTGCGCTTCATCAGAATTATCAGTTACATTGGAGTAGTTTGTTGTAGCTACACCATAAGTGCCTGCAGGATTAGCTTTAATAAGCGCAAGCTTAATAGTGTCGGAGCTAAGATCATGAATACCATGAAGTAGCTCAGATTTAAAACTATTACAAAGCGCTGTATTAATAGCCATATGTCTATTCTTTATACATGCAGAAGGGGTGCCCTAACTAAAGGACACCCCAACTAGCAATTAGGCTGCGTTGTAGTTTGCAGTCACCAAAGCCTCAGGACGCAGGATCTTGCGGCCATACAGGTGCATACCACGAACCACGTCAGCGAAGTTGGTCTGCGAACGGAACGATTCAACTTTGTTGATCTGTTCTGCAGTTGCTACTGCCGAGTCATGACCTGCGACGATAACGCCGTAGTTGTCTGCCTGAGCGGTTGCACCCGAAGTACCAGAGCCAGTGCCAACCTGTACAGTGTTGTTCGACACGTATACACGGAAGCCATGCAGGTTGTTCAGCACCAGGCCGTTCATCAGGCCCGAACCACCGAAGTCTGCGTTCAGTACACGGCTGTCTTCGTCTTTCAGCATTTCAACGAATACAGGATCGACAACCAACCAACGGCCACGAGTGTCAACGTTACGCTGATCCATCAGACGGCCCATACGTGCAATCACCTGCAGAGGAGTTGCAGTGGTAGCCGAAGCTGCGGTAGCGCCACCAAAGCGAGGAGCAACAGGGATCGAGTCGCCTGCCGTGCCAACAGTGGTGATGTTGCCAAACGAAGTGATGTCCAGCTTGTTAGCTGCCAGCAGTTCGTCGTTGCCTGCTGCTGCATCGGCTTTGGTGCCGTTAGCAGTGGTACGTGCAGTACCATCAGCATTGTAGCCACACAGGTAGGCCAGAACTTCCAGGTCATAGGTATCGGCCAAGCGGTAGCCTGCACGATCAGTGGCCAGCTTCATGAAGTCGATGTGGCTGTGCGCCTCTTCGATATCATCCAGTTCAAACTGGAAGTAGTTGGCCTGGTCCACGACCAGTTGGAAGTCAGCGTCGTTCAGCACCTGAGTCGCCAGAGTCGTGCCACGCTTCAGCGTGTTCACGGTGATCTCGGGTTCTTTCATGATGCGAACAGTGTCGCCTTGGTTTGCGATCTCACCAAAGTATTCCGAGTTGGTGATTGCAGCAACAGTTGCAGCCTTACGGAATGCAATCTGTGCCTGTTTCGAATAAATTACGGGGGAAAAGTTGCCATTAGGCAGGTTGCCCCACGCACCTTCTGCTGCGAATGCCATATTAAGTTCTCCTTGTGATATGACGTTTTGTTTGGGTTTGAAAGTAAGCCATCATATCCACAAAAGAGGCCTAGCTATTTCGAGGGTATCACCGCATTAAGGATGGCCGTCCTGTGTGCGCTGGGCCTCTACTCTGTAGGGTAGTTCTTTAAGTGGCTAGTGTGCTTGATGGGGTAGGAAGCTGTATCAGTAAACCTACCCCTAAAAGCATACACGTATATAGTATGTGTAAAACGTGTATGCTATAAGTTATACATATCGTTAAGGTTGTGTCAACACTTATTTCGACATGTCGTATACAAAAGTTCCATTACGCATTGCTTCCATGATAGCGTCTTGGTTCTTTTCGTATTCCTTCTCAGACATCTTATAGACCTGAGATTCGCTGAAACGCTTAGCTTGTGTCTCTTGTGTAGGTGTGCTTTGGTTGCGACCCTTCACAGATGCAGCAGCGTCTTTCTCTTTAGCCGATGCGCTGGGCTTCTTGCTGATACCCTTGTCAATCTTGTAAAGGTCCAGCACACGTGCTACAGCTTTAGCGTCTTCTGTATTCTCGTACAATGCATCCTGTACCCACTTAGGCTGTTCTTCTGCCCAGTCATGGAAGGCGTCATCATTACGGATATCAATAAAGTCAGGATGTAGTCGTAGCAGCTCAGCTTCGGCTTTCTCACGCTTAGCGTTAACACGAAGCTCTTCAATCTCCTTAAGGCGACCGTCTAGCTCAGAAGAACGTTCTTGTGCCTTCTTGTCAGCGATAGCTTCAACGATAGCTGCAACATCAGGATACTGCTTAGTCCAGGCTTCAATGTCTGCATCAGACTTAGGAAGTACAAGCTCATTCTTTGCTGCTTTGTTTAGCTGCTCTTCAAGTGAATCAAAACGCTTCTTCCACTCGTCCTCTTTTTCTTGCATGTGGCGTCGTAGGTCGCCATAGCGCTTCTTGAAGGTTTCTTCTTCTTTTGACAGCTTCTGCGGCTCAGCACTCTCTCCAGCCTGTTCACTAGAAGTTGTTGCTGCAGGTTCAGGTGGTGTATCACTTTCCACTTCTGGCTGCGCATCTTGCGCTTCTTCTTCTGATCCAGCTTCTTCTTTAGCGCCATAGGTTTGCTCCATCAGCTTTGCCAGTTCTTCTTCGTCCTTCTTAAGACGAGCTTCAAGGCGCTTCTGCGAGGCAGATTGTTCAGTTGCTACATCCGACATGTATATCTCCTTATGTTGGGGCCAGCGTTATTGCTGGGTAGCCTTATAGTTGTACGGAACTTGTACGAGTTACTTTTTACTTTTACGCTTACGAGCAGGCTTCTTAACCAAGCCGCCTTTATTCCAGCCACCAGAGATACCACCCATATCCCCGAAGCCATCACCATTGTTATCACTACCAGTGCCAACATCACCGCCGCTAGAACCGCCACCGCCGTAGCCACCAGCGCCACCGCCAGAAGCTTGGCCACTATCAGAGCCGCCACCGCCAGAGGTGCTACCACCGCCACCGTAGCCTTCACCGCCACCGTATACGTCACCCATGTCAAAGCCACGACCTTCACCGACACTACTTGCACCAAG